TACCACTACTGCAATATACATGGTAGCAATGTTTGCGGGACAAGATACTCAAATTATAGGATCTACTTGGAGCAACATGTTCGGCATCTTGTTAACCAATGCATTTAGCATCATCGGAACTATCATGGGTGTTAAATATGCTTCAGAAAAATCTTCTAAATAATTTTGTTCGTATTGTAAAATATCATATTATAATGATATGAACTATAAATACATTTTATTTTCCATTTTGATATTCTTAATAGGACAAGGACTCGTATGGATGCAAGTCAATGGTCCTTTAATATGGCCATGGGCTAAAACATATCGATGGGTATTAATGTTATTAGGAGTTCCTATTACTTGGTTATTCATGGAAGCAACTCAATATGCAGTTCAAGGATTCGAAGGCGAATTTTGGCCTGGTAGATTTGTTTCGTTTGTTACGGGAATTACTATGTTTGCTATTATGACTTGGATCTTTCGGGAAGAAGCTATCAATGTAAAAACTGCCGTATCATTGTCGTTGGCATTTGCTTTAATTTTAGTCCAATTGTTTTGGAAATGATGATATTTATTATATATGATCCAGGAATACACTACACAGAAAACACTTAATCCAAAACTTTGGAGCAATGGTAAACTTCGTAAGAAACTTCGTGCTGGATTCTTAAAAATTGCCAATGAATTTTACAAGTTTCTAGATGTCGATGCGCCTGTAAAAGACATCATAATCATTGGTAGCAGTGCCAATTACAATTGGACAGAACATAGTGATATAGATTTGCATGTAGTTATCAATTACGGCCAAGTTGGAGACAATTTGCATTTGGTTAAAAATTACATGCACGCTAAAAAAAGCATATGGAATGAAAATTATCCATTATCATTAAAAGGCATGAACATTGAATTGTATGCACAAGATGTTAACGAGAAATTACATTCTACAGTAGCATCTTATTCTTTGATGCAAAACAAATGGTTAACGAAACCAACAGCTGATATGATTTCGATTGATGATGCTATCATACAACAAAAGGCAGAACCGTATGAATATGAAATTGATTCGTTAAAGGCATCCGATCCACACATTGAGAAAAAAATACAAAGCATAAAGAATAGATTACGACATTTACGACAAACGGGACTCGATGCAGAAGGAGAATATTCCATAGAAAACATGGCATACAAACACCTACGTAATCGAGGCTATTTAGAACGTTTAAAACGACTTGAACAAAAGATTACAATGGGTCGCCTTTCTGTAGAAAATGCTGTAAATGAATTCAACGTACCCGGAATGATAGACAAAGGCAAGACTCAAGTAAAAGATTTCATGGCAGCCATGAAAAATGAAACTTTAGAGACAAAACATGCATTAAAAATGATATTGGACCACATTAATGGAGAAAAATTAACTCCGGAAGAATGGAAATGGGTACGAGGTCAAATGAAAGATGTAGTTAAATTGTTAGGACTAACAACGGTTGCTGTTACCCCGGGTGGTAGTTTGATAGCTATATTGGCTAAAGCACTTAAGGTTGATAAATACATGTTGCCATCGTCTTTCAAAAAAACAGATGAAAAAGAGGTAACGGAATCATTAATAATGCACGTAACTCGCAAGAAGCCGTTAGATACTTCCGGGTGGGATTCTATCATGAAAAAAACCGATGCTGTTGAAACGCCACAAGGACAATGGGAGCATCCGGGACGTTGCACAATGATACCTAGCAATTCAATAACTATGCGCAACGTTGCATATCCGGTATTGGGTATTGACGACACGGGTCATATGCAAATGATGCAACCCGAACAACAATATAAATATCCGGGTAACAGAGTGTTTGAAATACCACATACTGCACAATGGCAAACGATGATAATGCAATTGCAAAATGCAATGAAGAACGGAACAAGATATGCAAAGTAAAGGATTAGGCGACGACATTAAGCGAATAACTTCAGCAACTGGATTAGATCAGCTTGCAAAAAAGATAGCACAACTGCTAGATGAAGATTGTGGTTGTGATGACAGACAAGCTTGGTTGAATGAACAAACAAAAAATTGGTGGCCTTATAAAACAAGGAATATGAAAGATGGCAATAATAAATAAAACAGGTATTACTGATGGTGGTACCATACAAGCAGAACATGTTACGAGAGCAATTGATGCATTAAGCGGCGGAAGTACGGATTCTGTTGTTGCAACCGGATCTTTTACTGGATCTTTTACGGGCACGTTAGCAGGATCTTCAACTTCTGCAGCAACAGTAAATACTGCAGCTGGAACAGACAATAGCACTCATTACGTATTGTTTGGCGGTGCTACATCTGGACAACAAGCACCATTAACTGATACTTCGTTAACATTTAATCCAAGTATCAATGCATTAACGTTAACTGGATCACTTACAACATCTGGTAGTTTAAACATGACAGCAACGCCAACGTCTGTAGTTAATTTAGGTACAATAAGTTCGAGTGGCAATTTTGCAATTCCATCAATTGAACCTGCGTCCCCGTTAACCGGATCGATGTATGTAGATTTTAATGCTGCTATTTTATACATATACGACGGCGCAACTTGGAGATCACTTCCTTTCTAATCGTAACAATGAGATATTTATATAAAAGGCACGAAATGAAACGATTAAACGAATGTGGTTGCAATTCAGAAATGGATCATAGCGATACCAACAACTACATGTTTTTTCAAAACTTGAAAACCATCAAGAAAATGGTAGATGCCATGCTGCAAATGGATCCGGATCAAGTAGATGCAATGTTATCCGACGGTCATGCATGGGCAGTGGATCATATCACAACATCTAAAGATGATGTAGAAGAAGTTGGAAACTTTTTAATGAATTCTGAAGAGTCACATGAGATGCATAGAAACGATGCATACAACTCGCAACGTCCACATTTCGTTCCGGTTGATTTTAAAAATCATTTGAAACAGTTAATGCCAGAACGCATTGAAAAAACTGAAGCTGGGTATTTTGCTACAACAGAAACAGGTCGTAGATTATCCAAAAAACCTAAATCTAAAAAAGCAGCATTAAAACAATTGGCGGCAGTTGAAATTTCAAAACATAACAAACGTAAAAAACGTAAAAAATAAGTTATATGGCGTATTTAAACGCAAACATACCAACAATTACTTGTTTTATAAGAAATGAGTTTTTATTTAATCATGAAAACGGCATAGGAGAATTTACTCCAGCTGATGTACATTGTGTTGCATCAATAGAAAAAAGAGTACCATTATTTGAGGCTTTTTTAGAGAATGGCGTTAATTGGACAAGAAGACCTATACATGCATTCGTTTGGAAATCAGATGCCGAACGATTACCATTGACAGAACACGTATATTGGGATTGTTTTTCTTCTTATATTGACGTCCATGTAAGAGAAAGATTAAATGGAAAACGAGCAGATCTAATATCGATAACTGGCATAAAACGTCAAGGAATATATCTTTTTACTTTAGATTGGGCACATCAAGATAGAAACATGTTAGATACAAATTTTTCTGAAACTCCGGAACACAAATGCGGCCATGTATTTAAAATGGATAATGGAAATTATTTTATATATCCAAACAATAGAATTATATGGATGGACAAAGCTTGGACATATAATAGAATTAAAGAAAATCCAGGTTATAAAATAGATATGAATATATATACTGTTGAGAATCAATCAGGTTACGAAACAAATTATTTATATATGACGGAATTCAAACAAGATTAATGTAGTAAGTAATATTTATTAATATGAAACTAATAAATTTACTATTTGAAGGCAAAGATAAATCAGATACGTTTGAATCTTTTGCTGACACTCGAGAAGCCGGAGCTGAAAAGATTGCCAATACCGCACATAAAAAAGGAGGACTAGCTCTGTTAACGTGGCATCATTTCAAAGTTAAACTTCCTTATTACAAAAAAGCTGCTGCTGGTAAATTTGATTTAGAAAAAGCTAAACGTGAGTTTGACGAAACATATAAAAAAATATCATCATCGATGTCACAGATTGAATTTCAACGAGAAGTTGGACGATTAGAAGTTCTGGGTGAATTAATTATACGGAATTCAAAATGATACGTTTAAAAGCTTTGATATTTGAAGGAGTTGAATCATACATCACATCAGATGACGAATGGAACTATTCAAAAATTGAATCCACTAAAAATGCAGCTGATATTGCGGCACTTATTAAGTATGCAAATGGATATTTCAATGACGACGAAGCATTAGCCGAAGCTGCATTCATTGCAATGACTAAATCTAATATCTATGATGCGGTTGCGGCTGCATTAGGACGAGATCCATATAAATACGTTAAAACATTCATGTCAACTTATAACATGTATCACAAACAAACTATAGATGCATCTTATAAAAAAATACAAGCCAATAAAACCCAAGCTAATAAAAAACAAACTGCAACTTCTACAACTACATCAACCGGATTGTCATATGGTAATCCTATAACAGATGCGTTTAAGAATTTTATTAAAAAATGGGAAAATAGCAAAACATATCCTCCCGGAGGCTGGAAACCGGACAAACAAAGATGGTTCCCACATAAAAGTCCCGAAGGAGGAAATCCTACTATTGCATTTGGACATAAATTAACAGATAGAGAAGTAGCATCTGGTAGATTTAAAAACGGACTTACTGATGAAGAAGCACTACGTTTGTTTGAAAAAGACTTACGCAGTGCGGAACGAACAGCAAAAGGTCTTGTTCCAAACTATGAAAAATTACCAATATCTACTAAACAAGCATTGATCAATGCATGTTATCGAGGCGAATTAGGCACTGAGAAATCTCCAAAAACATTGAAATTGATGCGAGCTGGAAAATGGAAGAAAGCATCGGTAGAATATTTGGATCATGAAGAATATAAAGATGGGGGCGATAACATTCGTAGCAGAATGCAATGGAATTCCAAGCAATTTGCAAAAACTCCAGAAGGACTTTAACATTTGGATATTATCCGTAAAATACTTATTATAAAGTATGGAAACAGAAAATTTTATTAATAAGCTATTGATAACGTCCATTAACCACATGAAGACTAACAAATGGGAATGGCCGGAAGCTTGGGACGTAACGAGAAAAAAGAATTTTCTAGATCAATGTTTAAAGTATGCAGAACAAAATGAGTTTTATGAACAATGTGCGATTATCAGAGATGTCCAAAAAACAATCAACCAGTAAACGAGGCCAATGGCAAATAATATTGCATGATGACAGTCACAATACGTTTGATCACGTGATTGATTGTTTAACTGAAGTATGTGGACATAATTATTACCAAGCCGTTCAATGTGCAACCATAACTCACAACAACAAGCAGTGTTCCATATTCATAGACGATTGGGATACTTGTGAAGATGTAAGTGAAATGTTGCTAAGTAACGGATTAATGGTTACAGTTATAAAATATAAAAATAAAAAACAATGAAATGGTTTCGAAAACTTCGTATAGGTTTTCTTCATGCATCGTATCACAGAAACATGAAGCGAGCCGAAACTGCTAGAGTTCAACAAGACATTCTTAAATTTAAAAAATACATCTACCGAGCCGAAGATGCTTGGAAGAAACTAGTTATACTAACAGAAAAAACAAAAAGTTAATGGGAAAAAAATCAGCTTACTCCGGAGAATCAGCAAAGGATCGTTCTATCAATGCAATGGATAAATTCATTTCTAGAAACGCATCTAAACGTGCACATGAACAATTGTTACCAGGACGAAGAAAAGATCCTAACATTCCAATAGATTTATGGCCACTTAAAGATCAAATTGAGTATTGGGAAACGCGTACGGATGCAGATAGATTCGATGAAAAGTATTCGGCATATTCAACTTGGTATGACGAAGTAAAAACTCGAAGCGGCGTATATCACGCAACCTTTATAGATTTTACTAGCAAGTTAAAACCTGAAATGAAACGGATGTGGGAAACTAAAACAACACCAAAGGATGCCGTAGCTATTTTAAGAAAACACGGAGTGTATTAATGAGTGACAAGCAATATAAATACGTTTATGGGAAAGGCCGAACTGCTTTTGATTTGCCAGAGTCTGATATTCGTTATGCAATTGCTAACACTAAATCAAATGCAGAAGCTGCTAGATTTTTAAAAGTATCTTTCACTACTTGGAAGAAATATGCAAAGATGTATGTTGATTCCGCAACGGGAAAGACACTGTATGATTTGCATACCAATCAAGCAGGATTAGGCATCACAAAAGATTCAGTTCGTGCAAATGCCGGATTGTATTCCATTGACAGATTGTTAGAAGGCAAACATCCAAATTATCCCGTATGGAAGCTTCGTAATCGTTTGTTGGCATTGAACATATTTCAAGAAGAATGTCAATGCTGTGGGTATGCGGAACGCAGAGTAACAGACGACACGGTACCATTGTTGTTGGATCATATTGACGGAGACGTTACCAATCATCGCGTAGAAAATTTGCAGATGCTTTGCTTGAATTGTTACTATCAACAAGTAGGAAATCCATTCAACAAAGAGAAAGAATTGTTTTGGAATTATAATCTTTTAGGCTGATATTTATTAATATGATATCAATGAAAACACTTATAATCGAAGGCCGATATGATAGTTTGGTTACTGAATTATCCAGGACTTTGCTAGGTGTAGTCAAAGATAGTTTTGCATGCACGAAAGATCCTAATGGAAACTTTGCCGGCAAAAAGATACATTTCAAGTCACCGGCTGACGCCCCGCAAATTGATAGTGATGATTATCCGGAGATATACTTTTTAGAAGTAGACAACACGCAAATACCTTTAGAATTCTATTTGCAAATGAAAGTGCAATGGGTTGATGGGTTAGGTGATTTTAGATTCGGAGGAGATGCTTACAATGAAACAAAGCGACAGTCAGATGATATGCCATTGATTGAAGTAAGGTTTAAATTGGATCCTGCTGAATATCCTAATGTGTTAAGTGAAGTAGCAATGCAACTTCGAGACATATTGCGACATGAAATAGAACATACCACACAAAGCGGTTGGAATACAATTGATAGCAAATACATTGCATCGGATCAAGCATTACGCAAAAAGATAAACACCGGACAATTACCTCCGGCTCGATACTTTACATTGCCAAAAGAAACACCGGCAATGATACAAGGCTTGTATACCAGAGCCAAGAAAAGCAAACATCCATTTACCCAAGTAGTAAATGACTATTTGAATGTTTGGGTAAACAACGGAACTATTACAGATACAGAAAAACAAAACATACTTAATGTTTGGAGATCACATCTTCCTAAATTAGGTATACGACAGGAGTTGTAATGAATTTGGATGATGTTTTTAAGAACGAAGATTTGCGTCGCTGGGTCAAAGAAAAATGGACAGATCAACATGGACGGCCTTGTGGAAATTCAAAAACCAAAGGCGTAAAGAAATGTAGACCTTCTCGCAAAGTATCAAAAGATACTCCTAAAACTTGGAGTTCATTTGACAAAGACGAAAAGAAAGCATTGGTTGCACAAAAGCGACGTGTAGGAATGGGAGATCGTACCCCAAAAGCTGAAGCAGTAATAGAAGAGAAAAAGAAAAAACGCGATGCGTGTTATCACAAAGTGAAATCTAGATACGATGTATGGCCATCTGCATATGGATCATTAGCTTTAAGTAAATGTCGCAACGTTGGTGCATCCAATTGGGGAAACAAAACAAAGGAATCTATGGAAGAAATGTCAATATGCAATGGATGTGCAGTTGCAATGCTAGAAGACATCAAAGCAGGAAAATTGGGAGTACTTACAGAAGCTAAGTATCAAGGCAGAACCGTTAAGCTAGGTAAACCAATGCAAGGTGACGTTAAGAAGTTCAAAGTCTATGTTAAGAATGACAAAGGCAACGTTGTAAAGGTTAACTTTGGTGATCCTAACATGAGAATCCGCAAAAGCAATCCTGCACGTAGACGTTCATTTAGAGCTCGTCATCATTGTGATACCAATCCTGGGCCTAGATGGAAAGCAAGATATTGGTCTTGTAGAAAATGGTAATTTGGAATCGTAAACATTAATCATTATAATAGGAATATAGCAATGGCAGATCGAATTGAAGATATCATGATGAAAGCGTACGCACAAGGCATTCATGAAGACGTGTTTAACGCGGTGAACGAAATACAACATGAATATCTACACGATTTGGCAGATGCATATGAAGTTGCATTTCAACAAACTATGTCACGTTATGAACAATCAGACTCTAAAAATTAATTTAGCAGCATCCCGAAAATCACAACGACAACAAGGATATTTTGATGGACGTTTCGTACAAAGAGCCGTGCCTGACAAAACTAACTATTCTAGAAAACGCAAACATAAAAACAAAACATATGAATAAATTACTAGTAGTATTCGTGTTTCTAACAAGCTTTGCTAGAACACAAACTGTCATACAATATGACAACATGGAAACTTGGACATGGGCCGGGTTGTGGTGGTCGTTTGCTCCAACTGCGAATTGGTTTACTAACGCATCTGTTACGCCAACTGAAAGCGCTGTTATATATGGATTAGGTTCGGGCACATCTGCATATGAACAAGATTGGTATTCTTTGCCTAATGTAACCGGATTGAATCCACTCAATCAATACCAATTAAAATTTAGATTGGCATCATATACTTTTTCAAATTCAACTGCTGCCACGCGTGGTGTTGATGCTGCCGATTATGTTTCAGTGCAAGTTTCTACCAATGGGGGAACTAGCTACGTGACGGAATTAAGAATAACCGGCAACAACAATGCAACTTGGGCATACAATACAGCTGGTACCATAACGCATACAGCTAACGGATCATTCACTAATTCAGCAGCACCAATTGGAGATGTTTATGCTAGTCCATCGGGAGCGTCTGTTAACGGACCTTCAGTTATCACACTTAATCTTCCTGCCAACATAAGTCAAGTAGCAGTTGATTTATTTTGTAGAGCCAATGCCGCCGGGGAAGAATGGTGGATTGATAACATCGAATTGATAGAAATACCCAATCCTGCATTGCCAGTAGAGTTGATGTGTTTTGAAGTTACTCCAACACAATACGGCAACGTGTTAGTATGGAAGACGGCATCCGAACACAATTCAATGCAATTTGAAGTTCAAAGAATGCAAGATAGTAGTTACAAAACCATTGCAACACTTCCAGCAGCATTTAATAGTACAGAAACATTAACGTATACGATTGTAGATAGAGAGTTTGACAACGCAATCAATTACTATGTGCTTAAACAAGTAGATACGGACGGATACTTTGAAATCTTCGGGCCCGTAACGGTTGACAACAAACAACGCGTCGTAATTAAAACCATAAACATGATGGGACAAAAATGCGATCCGTCGACACAGTCAGGAATATTCATTGAAATATATGATGACGGCAGCATGAAAAAAGTTTACAAATAGGTTGGATCATAACGATTTATTCATTATATTTATAGTATAAAATAAATGAGTTATGAAGAAAATTTTTGGTATTGTAAATGATGATAACGCAGTTATCGAAGTAGGAACTGGTAATAACATTTCCGCATTGTTCCGAGACGTAATGATTAAAGCTGCAAAGGATGGCGGAAAAGCTTTATCATTTGATCCTAATACAGGACGGGCTCGACAAGTAGAATTGTCAGAAGTTCCGACAGAACCAGCAGCAACTAAAGTTGAAGTTGTAGAAGATGCCGATCCAATATTGGCTTTGATAAAGACTTCGGCTGACATAAAACCTCGTGACTTGGAAATGTCTGACATCAAATGGAAGTATCTAGTAAGGTCTGCAGTTAGAGGTAAGAACATCATGATGGTTGGTCCTGCAGGATGTGGTAAGACACAAGCAGCAAAGGCATTGCCAATAGCAACCAATCGTCCTTTCTTTTATTTTAACTTGGGTGCTACGCAAGATCCTAGAGCCACTCTTATTGGTAATACGCATTTCAAAGATGGACAGACAACCTTTGACGAATCAGCTTTCGTAAAAGCTATTCAGACTGAAAATGCGGTTATTCTATTGGATGAATTATCTCGTGCGCATCCTGAAGCTTGGAACATATTAATGACAGTGTTGGATGAAGGACAACGTTATTTGAGGTTGGATGAAGATGTAAATTCTCCTACCATTCGTGTAGCATCTGGCGTATCTTTTATTGCCACAGCAAACATTGGTACCGAATATACATCAACTCGCGTATTGGATCGTGCCTTGATGGATCGTTTCGAAATCATTGAAGTTGATATTCTTTCTTTAGAACAAGAAAACATTTTGTTAACCAAAAGATTCCACGGCAAAGTATCTGCGGAGCTTATCAATGCGGTAGCAGACATAGCAGATGCAACCAGAAAGGAATGGAGAAGTGAAACTGGCAAATTGTCTACCATGATATCCACACGTATGACGGTTAGAATCTGTGAATTGTTAGCAGATGGATTTGATTTAGCAGAAGCATCCGAAGTAGCAATTCTTCCTTTCTTCGATGCACAAGGTGGCACCGATTCGGAAAGAACCTTTGTTAAGCAAATTATTCAGAAACATATGGCTACGGCTGAAAAGGATATTTTCAATACCGGTGAAGTTGATTCACAAGAACAAATACCGTTTTAAAATCTTTTCATAGCTCAAAGAGGAGGTAGGCTTCATGTAAGTCTGCCTCTTTTTTTGTGAAAAAGTTACATGTACGGTTGGATCGTACTGAATAATTCATTATATTTATAGTATAAAATAATTGAGATATGCAAAAGAATCTAGGATTTAAAGGTTATGGTTTACGGTCAGCATCTAGCTTTTGGTTGGATAGAGATTTCGATGTTTCTTTCAAAGATCAAAACCGAGTTGATTATACTAAATTAGCAGCTGCACAACGAGCCATTGCTAATTTCGTTAACATTGTTACTGGCAAACAAATTCCTGTTGAATTTCAAAACAATGACTCAAGCTACACCGATGGCTCTAGAGTTGTTATCGGTACCAACTTGGAAGATAAGAATTTTGATCCGGCAGTTGGTTTAGCATTGCACGAAGGATCGCATATTGCATTCACAGATTTTTCTTTGTTTAAAGGCGGATCGATGAATACTTCTTATTTAAGCAACACCAATTTTGCCAAGTATATTCGTATGCAAGGTTTAGATCCTGATTTGGACATGACGGAATCGGAATTTGCAATCATCAAAGATTTGTTGAATTGGATAGAAGACCGTCGCATTGATTATAAAATATATACCAACGCTCCAGGTTACCGTATGTATTACGAAGCAATGTACAACAAATACTTCAATGACAAAATCATAGATAAAGCATTGGAGATTGGCGAGAAGCGAGATGAAAATTTAGATTGCTACATGTTTCATATCATTAACTTTACTAATCCTAAACGTAACTTGGATGCATTGAAACAATTAAGAGACATATGGAACATAATTGATTTGAAAAACATCAATCGATTGAAATCCACAACGGATGCTTTGGATGTTGCTTGTCAGGTATACAAAGTTTTGAAAGCTGCAATCAAAGAACAAGAAGAAAATGCTGCTAGCAATGCATCATCACAACAAGATGGAGATGCGGATGTTGAGTTGGTAGAAGGAGACGCATCTGGCAATTCGCAATCAGAAGAGGGCGATTCCGATACAAGCGGCGGTGATTTAACTTTGCGAGAACAAGAAAAATTGAAAAAAGCTATTCAATCACAAAAAGATTTCTTGCAAGGTACTTCCAAAAAAGTTGGTAGATTATCTAAGACAGATGCAAAAATTGTGGAAGCAATCAAGGAATCCGGAACGGAAGTAAGAGATGTAGCTACAGGTCCTGCAGGTAATGAATCCATAGTATCTGCAATAGTTATTAAGAAAATGACTCCGCAGATAGTTGAAAGTTTGTCAGATTTGTTTTTATCTGGTGCTAGCGATTACATACAAGGAACTCGCGTATTGCAAGAATCTTCTTGGAGTGGCGGTAAGATAATAAGAATGCAACGTGCTGTAGATCAAGGCATCTTGTTAGGAAAAAAGTTAGGTTCTAAACTTCAACTAAGAAATTCGGATCGTAGTCTTAAAACTACAAGACTTGTTACTGGTAAGATTGATAGACGTTTAGTAGCACAATTGGGGTATGATAATGCAAATGTGTTTCATAGAATTGTTACGGATCGATACAAGAATTATTTTATTCATATTTCAATTGACGCATCTGGATCCATGGAAGGAACTAAATTGCATCAAGCCGTAGTTAGTGCTGTAGCAATTGCTCAGGCAGCATCAATGACAACTGGTATACGAGTACAGATATCTTTAAGAGGTACGGAAAACATTGGAAGTAGAACTGAAAAATGCGTTACTTTATATGCATATGATTCGGCTTATGATAAGATGAATAAAATTAAAACGTATTTTAAATATCTTAAAACGTTTGGATGTACTCCGGAAGGCATCTCATTCAAAAGCATCGAACAAGATCTTAAAGCA